ATTCTACCTTTGAATTGATACCCACATGGCAAAACAAATCACAGGCTATGGCCTTTGAAGATGCGATATACACTAGGGCATCTCACTTCTCTTATGAGCTTAAAGATAATAATCTGAGAATATTCCCAAGTCCAGTTGAGTCTTCCCCAAAAAAGATGTGGGTAGAGTTTACGGTAGAGACTGATCCTTGGACTGAAGAGTCAGGAAAAGAGGACGGTGCTGCTGGGATCAACAATATGAATACTCTGCCATTTGAAAATATACCATACGACAGAATTAATTCAATTGGTAAACAATGGATTAGAAGATTTGCTTTAGCATTATCTAAAGAAATGCTTGGCTTAGTAAGGAGCAAATTTGCTACTATACCGATACCAAATGAGAGCGTAACCCTTAACGGCCCTTCTCTTGTTTCCGAGGCAAAGGAACAACAAAACTCCCTCAGAGAAGAATTAAAAACAGTTCTTGATGAACTTACATATGAAAAATTAGCTGAAAAAGACAGCAATATAAGCGAGTCTTCTCAGAATGTACTGAAGAATATTCCTCCTTCGGTATTTGTAGGATAAGATAAATGGCAGACAACAAATGGGAACAACCAACTAATCCTCCTCCTCCCTTATTTACTGGGGAGAAAGAGAGAAATTTAGTTAAGCAAATCAATGATGAAGTCATTGAAAGGGTAATAGGGCAAACCGTCATTTATTATCCTATAAGTCTTGATAAAACTAACTTTCATTCTTTATATGGAGAGTCTATAGAAAAAACCTTTTTGCCGCCCGTTAGAGTGTATGCTCTAATCGGATGGGAAGGTCAGCAGACCACGAATACTTCTTTCGGTGTTGACAAAAGATCTTCAATTAATATCTATTTTCACAAGAGAAGGCTAACAGAAGATCAAAATCTTTTTGTTAGAGAGGGAGATTTTGTTTTATACGGAAAATTCCACTACGAAATTGTAACTTTAAATGAGCCAAGAGAATTATTTGGTCAGGTTGATTACAAATATGAAATTGCCGCCACATGCAAAAGAGCGAGAAAAGGGGCGTTTAACGCTCACTAGGATTTAAATTATGTCTAACTACACGGGTATTCCCGAAGAAAAAAAAACATATGCAGACGCAGACCTAAGCTTTCAGCCGTCTACACTTGAGACTGTAGATTACTCTATATACGATTTTATAAATGATAGCCTAGATCTTAAAACGCTAACAAATGAAGGTAGAAAGAAAGTCCCAGTTATATGGTCTTCCGCAGAGAGATCGTTTCAGGTCAAAAACAGTCAAGAATATAGAGATAACGAAGGCTTAATTGTATTGCCTGCCATAACAATAGAGAGAAAGAATGTGGATAAAAGCCCTAGCAGAAAGGGTGCTTTTTTTGGTGCGATGCCTAAGATACCGAGTCAGCCAGAAAAAGGTGGCTCAATCGTTATTCACAGAAGGATAAAGCAGGATAAGACATCTAATTTTGCTAACGCAGATGCAAATCGCAGATATAATGATACTGCTGCTCCAAAATTTGTTAGGAAGGCAACAAAAAAAGTTGTATATGAAACAATCTCAATACCACCAGTTATTCATGTGTCCGTGAATTACGACATAAAGATAAGAACAGAATACCAACAGCAAATGAACGAACTACTTCAACCATTCGTAACAAGACCGGGATTCACCAACAGTGTTCTTTTGAACAGGGACGGTCACAGGTATGAAGCTTTTATCTCGTCTAATTTCGCCAGTCAAAATAATTTAGACTCTATGGAAAATGAGGAGAGAAAATACGAAACGATAGTTCAAATAGAAGTTTTAGCATACTTGGTCGGAGAGGGTGACAATCAGAAAACACCAAAGTTTTCTATTAGAGAAAACGCTGTCCAAGTTCAAATCGGTCGTGAGCATACAGTCTGGGATGATCCGATAGTTACAGGTGGACCACCGGGAGATGACAAGAGAAACTTTGGAGTGGATGGCAAGTATAGAGAATAATTTTGGACTTTCATAAAACCGAGCACTATTTATTAAAGAAATAATACCGTCGTATTTCATAAGACGATCTAAAGGAGAAATCGATAATGTCAGCAAGAGATTACAAGTTTGTATCCCCCGGAGTTTTCATCGAGGAAATTGATAATTCCCAATTGCCAGCACAAGGGGTAGATATCGGTCCCGTCGTCATCGGGCGATCCAGAAGAGGACCAGCGTATAGACCAGTAAAGGTTCAATCATTTTCAGAGTTTATCACTCTTTTTGGAAATCCAGTCGCAGGTCAGGAATCAAGTGATGTGTGGAGATCGGGTATTCCAACAGCTCCAACATTCGCAGCCTATGCCGCTCAAGCTTGGCTTAAGAACAACACTCCTTTAACATTCATTAGACTTTTGGGTGACAACGATCCTCAAGCGCTTGAAGCAGACTCCAGTGCAATAGCGGGATGGGAACTTCCCTCCAATACTAAAGAAGAGCTTGGTGGTGGTGCATACGGTCTTTTCCTGTTTAACTCTGGTGCGGCAGCCTCTGCCACTGAAGTCGTAGACGGAGTTTTGGGTGCTATTTTTTACTCCACTGAGGGGGCACCAACTCTTTCTGGCTCAATCAGAGATTCAGCCTCTGCCTTCGGAGCTGCTGCTAAAGTAACAGGCTCCTCTGCAATGATATGCGCTCTTGATACCAACAAAACATTTAAGCTTAGATTTTATGATGGAGTAGGTAATCGTGTAAATGCATCCGAGGGAAATGTATTAAAAGAGACAGTATTCAACTTTAGTAACAACTCTCAAAACTTCATTAGAAAAGTTTTCAATACAAATGCTACTAAAACCAACTCAGATTTGGTGGATCCTAATAATGATCAAGCATCTAAGTTCTTCTTGGGTCAAACCTATGAAAGACACGTAAGCGAAATATTGGGAGAAAGCACCAACACTTATGGTTGTATTTTGAAGATTGGTAACGGAAGTGTAGTTGGAGACGGTGGTAAATTTAAGTTTGCCACTAATGAAGCCCAAACTGGATGGTTCTTTTCTCAGGATCTCAGAAACACGGCAGCATCTGCCGTAGAGGCAGATAATGCATCTCTTAATCCTCCTTACAACCCAGAGAACTTAAGTACAATTACTAAGTTGTTCAAGCTTCATACTCTTTCAACTGGTGAAGAGGAGCAAAGAAATTTCAAGATTTCTATTGAAGATATTCGTTATTCTAAGAATGACAATCAACCGTATGGAAGTTTTACACTTGCCATTAGAGATATTAGAGATACTGACGGTGCAAAGAAATATGTTGAACGTTACACAAATCTTTCGCTAGATCCAAACTCTCCAAATTACATTGCCAAGGCTATTGGCGACATGTATGTTGAATGGGATACCACAAAGCTAAGACTTGTTGAATATGGATCTTTCCCAAACGTGTCAAAGATTGTTCGTGTTGAAGTGGCATCTGCCGTTGACGCAGCGCAAACCAATCCAGAACTTCTTCCGTTTGGTGTATATGGACCAACAAAATTGAAAGACTTCGCGATTCACACAAGCCAAATAAGGTTATCTCAAAGTCTAGACATCACAGAAGTCGCACCATTCCTCAACGCGGGATCCGGTGCTCTTGCACCATGTTTTGGCGCACTAACAGGCTCATCAAACGCAGGAACTCCCGGAGGAGGAGCAATTCAATTAAGTGTTACTCATAACTCACTACCATTCACAGGTAGTGTAAAATTCCCAGCAGTTCCATTGAGAATTAGTGCTAGCTCAGACGGATTATCAGACCCAACTGAAGCTTATTTCGGAGCATCCTTCTCAAGAGCATCAGGCTCTGTTGTGTTTGATGAAAGTAACTTTGATGTTCTTTATAGTCTTCCGAAAGGAGCGGGTGGTGCTGCTGGATTCAGTCCAGTTGCAAACGCGAGCCAAACCTCTTGGTATTTCTCTCTTGATGATATAGAGAGGGCTAATCCAACTGGATCGGTTTACTACGCTTCCGGTTCTAGAGCTAGAGGGGCGTCAATCACAGCAATGACAGGATCTTATAAAGCTATTCTTGATCTTGGGTATGATAGGTTTACATCCCCTCTTTATGGAGGATTTAATGGATTTGACATTACAGAAAAAGAACCTTTTAACGCGAGTAGGGCAATTCCAGAGGGGGCTTCTTCTATAAACTATGCTATGCACTATTCAGTTAAGAAAGCAATTGATATGTACGCAGACCCAGAATTTATTGAGGGCAATGTATTGGTAATTCCGGGTATCACTAACGAAGGTTTGACAACTTCCATGGTTGAAGTTGCAGAAGCTCGCGGAGATACTTTGGCGATTATTGACCCAAGAGGAGGGTACACCCCAAGTTCGGAAAATTACAAGACCGAAAAAGAAAGAATTGAAACAACACATGTTGCCGATGTTGTCAACAACATGACCTCTCGTAATCTTAATTCAAGTTACGGAGCTGCTTACTACCCATGGGTTAGAATCACTGATACAATTTCGGGAAGAGGAATTTGGGCACCGCCATCTATTGCTGCATTTGGAGCGATTTCTTTCTCGGAAAGACAAGCAGACCTCTGGTTCGCACCAGCAGGGTTCAACAGAGGTGGTCTAACAGGAGGAGCAGCAGGTATTCCAGTGACAATGGTCAGAAGCAAGCTTACCTCAAAGGACAGAGATGATCTTTATGATGCAAACATCAATCCGATTGCTTCCTTCCCGAACGAAGGAATCGTAATTTTCGGACAGAAGACTCTTCAAATAACCCCTTCTGCCTTGGATATAATTAATGTAAGACGATTAATGATCTTTGTTAAGAAAG